ATGTACAGTTAAAATGTTCTTTAATCGAGCGCCTCCAAAGACGCTTCGCTTCAGAGGATGTCATGGCTATTAAGTTGTAAATGTAATGATCAGGACTTGGTAGCAGTGGTGTCATCGTTTAGAGTTTGTCTTCTTCGCACCTTTCCTACGATTTGTCTTACGTGACACGCATTTAAGGTTCTTGCGATTGTTATTTTTAGGATTGTTATCTATATGGTCAACTTCTTTGCCTTTACCGCATTTTAGTGACCGTCTAGCACGAGTCCTATGTTTGTCTTCTTCACGATGATTGCGACGGTATCTTTTTAAGTAAGTCCGCCGTGCAGCATATTCTTTTTTATGGTTACGTTCGGCTGCCATACAGCCTCCGTTGAACCAACTCTGGATCAACGTCAGGAATAATACTTGCTAATTTACTAAGTGGACTTCCTTCCATTGCAACACCAGAGATGTCATTAGTCTTGAGCCAATCACAAGCTGCTTTTAGATCTTGTGTAGAAGCCTCACCCGCCTTGATGCGGGCAAGGAATTCTTTAGTCACAAGGTTATGAAGCTCATTAAATTGATCTTCAGTTGCCTTTTTTTTCATGAAATTAAGTAATTCTATCGTATTCAATATCAAAGATTCTTTGTGATGCAATAGCAGAAGCAGTGAGTTCAGACTGTACACATTCTAGATCACATGATCCGTTTGCACTTACAGCAGCAGATGTAATCCAATCCCTTCTTCTATCAAAATCAGTATTAATAAGATTTGAGGTCATATTCAAAGTAACGTTTTGAGGTTTGTTACTTGAGATAAGTGGTGTATCGCTGGTAAATTTGAAATAGACTCTCTTATTCCAGATATTAGAAGGAGCGTTTAGAAAGTCTTCAGTTGGAGGATCATTTTCAGTACCATCACTCAGAGAAGAATTAATATAATCATTTTCAGTTGAAAATACAATTACCTCAGCTTCTGCAAAATTACCTGCCATGCTGACATCACCAACTTCAATCAATTCTTCTCCAATCTTAAATTTAATATTAACAGTATCACTGCTAGATTTAAAGAATTTAAGTACTTGTTTAATGTACGTACCAGGAGTATCCATTAGGTGCGCTAATGATACTTTAGGTCTATAATCAAACGATGAAGTGGCAGGAGCAAAGATGCTTAATGGATTCACATCAAGCTTAGGTTTCGGTGTAGAGTGGTCATAATAAATTGCTCCATCAGACGACTCTGCTCTAAATGTATGACCATATAGAGGAAGACTAAAACTAGGATCATCACCAGGAAGAGCATCACCATTAGTATCGACTAGGCTATAAATAAGATTACCTTCTTCTGAACCGCTACCTGTAATCCATCCGTAAGAAGTAAGGAGGTATTTGAAAGCAGGACCTAATTTAGCTCTTACAATACCGTTGATGTTTAGATAAGTAAGAATTTTATTGTCAGGATGATCCAGACCACCAGGATTTGAATTGTCAGGCAAAGCGTCACCATTTTCGTCTTTTGTTGCTCTATAAGTCCTAATGCCACGGAATAATGCAAGATCGCCTGTCAAGTAAGCTGCCAATCCGGCTAACTGTGAATTTGCAGTTAGTGAAGCAGAGTCAATTGGCATTGCTTTTGCCATATCAATATTGATAACACAATTGCTCTCGATAATATTACGAGTTGTCCAATAAGGATCAAACGAATTACCACCAGCAGTCGTTTCAATAACTCCGTAACGGAAATCATCATCACCAGTCCAATCAGGTGCTGATTCAATCTCAAACCTACCATCGTAGTCATGAACTTTATAGTCATGAATACCAGTATAAATTACTTTACTACCATTATTAACAATCATTTGATGGTTGGTATTCCTTAAAATTAAATTAGACAAAAACACTTGTCTACAAGCACCAATTTTAACCGGCTCGCCATTAACACAATCCGCTTGACAATTAATCAGGGCACATGTGGTAGCACCAGCTGGCTTACTGGCAGTAAATAAGTCATCATTATTATTTGATGTTTTTTCATACTCAGTAAAAATAAGGAATGGACGCTTATGATTCATTGCCTTGCAATTATTTAAGATAATTCCACGACCACGAATTGAAAATCCAGATTCACCACCTTCAGTAATACAGTTATTGAAGATAATATCTTCTCCATCCATATGAGTATCAAATGGAGTTGAAAGCTGACCTGAACCGTGGCAATCAGCAATGATAGAAGATTGTGTCTTACCCGATTGCAATCTATTTAATTTATAATTTGGGTTTACGTCTGCATCAGTTTGTCCAGATGCTAGATCATTCCAATCAAACCTATTAGCACCAGTAGTATAACCATGACGTGTATTGATAAAGGTACACTGAGAAATATTTCCCATAAATGTACCACCTTCAATAACACCATATCCAAAATTACCTCGTCCTGTATTATTTACAAGATTCTGAATAAGACAGTTAGTAACCTTAGCGTGCACACTACCGTCAAGTAGAATGCCAACTTGGTATCCAAAGTTGATCTTCAGATTATTAACAGTTGGCGCTGTATAACCATTAATAACAAGACATTGTTGACGCCATAAAGCTTTAGTAGTACTGCCAGTCTCGTTAATAGTTTCCTTTCCTCTAACAAACTCAATTTCACCACCATTCCATGACATTGTAGCGCCACTTAGAATAATCACTTTAGGGTATAGTGGATTATTAGTAGAACCATCAGTTGAAGAATTAAAAGTCAGGTCATAAGCATTGATATATTCTTCTTCACCAGATGCTAGGTCAATATAGCTAACTCCTTTAGGGAACCGAAGAGGGTTCTTCATTTTTACCCTAAAATGGTCTCCTTCATCTACAAGAGTATTTGCGTAAGTCCATTCACCTGAGCGGTACTGTGAGGCATCATTACCAGAATCACGATTGCCATAGTCAACAGCTTTACTTACAATTTTAAATAGTTGAGAATCATTGAAAGTAAAAGCATTTCCTTCATCATCTACTTTTTTAATGAGCAGTTTTCTTGTATCTACATCATAACTTTCGTGG